CTACATTTTATTACCAAAACTATTAGTCACTTCTTGCCTTTTATCATTGTATAAGTGACCGTAAGTATTCATTGTCGTTGTTATGTTATCATGCCCTAATAATTCCATTAGTGTAAATTGATCTATTTTCTTATTTATCATCATACTGGCATAACTATGTCTAAAATCATGGATAGTCATGTGTGGCATATTTGCAGCCTCTAATGCTCGATTTAATTCTTTTCGATAATGGTCGCGAGACTTTGCAAATATTCTTCCTTTACCGCTACCTAGTTCTAACCATATTGGGATAGGTACAACTCGTTTAGATTTTGGTGTTTTAAATGTTGTAGACAAATAAGGCTTTCCATTTGGCATTTTTAATACGTGAGAAAGAGCTAAGTTTGTACCTTGTATATCTTTATATTGCAAACCAAGTATTTCGCCTAATCGAAGACCGGTATAAAAAAGTGTTATAAAAAATAATTTGAAATCATCCTCTATGTAGTTTAACAAGTTTTTAAATTGATCCTCTGTAATAAAGTTAACTTTCTTTTTCTCAAAAGTGGTTAAGGACATTTTCCTGGTTATATTTTCCTTAATAAAATCATTTTTATATAACCAATTAATATAGGCTTTTAGCTCATTTTCAATTTTGTTTTTTGATTGATTATTTAATTTCAATGTGTTTTGCCATTTATGTATTTTTGTTATAGATAACTTAGTTACTTTATCTTTATAAAAAGGTTGAAAATATTTATAATATGCTTTTTTGTTACGTATTGTATTTGGACTTTTATTTTGGTTTTCAAGCGAGTTTAAATAATAAGCAAACAATTCCTCGAAAGTATTAGACTTGTTTGCCTTAATAACGTTCTGCCCTAAAAGAAGTTGTGCTACTTTCTTTCTGCCTTCTGTTATGCTTTCAGCGGTAACAGTAGTGCGATTACGTGATCCATCTGGATTATAACCAAGATTAACATCAAAAATATATCTTTTCTTACCACTACTTAGAATTTTTATTTTATATTCTTTAGCCATATAAAATCGCTCCTTTATAAATATTTCATTTTTATTTAAAAATATGTTATAATGAGCACGTAAAAAAGATTGACCGAACATCAATTTTTTACATGCTTAGATATGTTGGTAGCATATCTATTAATCTCCGTGTTGGTAGCGCGGAGATTTTTTATTATACTATTTTTTTTGCATAGGCTATCCATTCAGGAATTAAATCAATTGCTGATTGTAGGGTAATATCATTGATCCACTCTACTGTATCTTTTTTAATAATTTGCATTTGGGGATGCGAACTTATTAACTCAATACGACCTATTTGATAGCCGTTTAGTTTAAAATTTAATAGATATTTCCTCCTTACTTCGATTGTTAATTCAACATTTTTCTTTATATGTTTCTTTATTTGAGAACTTAACTCCTCAATAAACCTTTCTTCAATATCGTCTAATTTTCTATTGCTATCTAAATTAATTTTCAATTTATTTTGATCATTAGGTCGTACGAAATTATATTGCTGAATAATGTTAGTCAAATGACACTTTATTTTCATTAAGATATCTTTGAATTCTCCATATTCTTGTATAGCTTCATCTATAGAATCTAAATATTTATATATATTTCTAGCTTTCCCTTTTTCCGTTTTCATAGCCATAATTAAAGATATTTTATTTTCATTAAATTCAAGTAAAAATTTCTCCGTATTTGCTTTCATCTCTTGATAATTAAGATTTGTTTTTATTAAATCAGGCAAGGCTTCTTGAGCGTTATTTAAAGTTCTATATTGCTCTAATATGATTTTCAGTCTAGATAAATATGAATCTATCTCTTTGAACCCTTTATTTATATCGTTAGTTAATCTATTGATATTATCTGATGATAATTGTGCATTTAGCAAAAATTTGTTTTTACATGTTTTACAAATTTCCTTGTTGTTAAAAAAGCCAGTGCTACCTCCGCAATATTTACATTTTCCCATTTATTTATTCCTCCCTTTATTTCTTATATTTAATATTATACAACAATCTATTTCTATTAGTAGCCTAAACCATGCAACAAAAATTCAAAAATAGGCTAAAATCGCTCAAATGCAACGATTTTGACAAAAACTATCGAATGACAAAATTCTTAAAATAAATTAATTCCTAGTATACTGGTAGTTGTCAAACAATAAACTAACATCTGTTATTCACAAAAATAAAATGTATAAATTTGTAAAAAAAATTAAGCATTTCTCTAATTTCCCTAGTATATATAATTAGGGCAATCTGCACTACTTTATAATTTGTGCTAATATACAGGTACAGAAGCGCTACTGTTGCATATCAACAAAAATTCAGTTAGGGAGGAATTACATAATGAACATCGATGAATACAAACATTTTATATTTGATATGGTAGAAAAGATAAATGATATTAAAAAAATAAAACTAATCTACCTCTTAGTACGTAAACACTATCTAAAATAATTATATTAAAGACGGGATCTCTCGTCTTTTTTTATTTTGTAAACGTTTTTTCTAATAAAGTAGTTAGAGCATCCTTTTGCTCATCATCCAATTCCAAGAATGTTTTAACTAACTTCTTTTGTATATCCGTTAGATGGTATTCATCAGCTAATTCATCAAGCAATGTCTCAGGTAGATCATCAAACATATCTCCTTTTCCTTCCATAAGGTAAGCATAAGAGACATTAAACTCATTCATAATTAATTTTCCCATCTGTTCTGTTAGATTACGCTCGTTTTTCTCGAGTTTAGAAATAGCAGTTTTTCCAACACCTAATCTTTTTCCGAAGCTCTCTTGATTCAGTTTTTTTTCAAGTCTTATTGCTTTTATTCTTGCACCTATAGATGAAGTATCCATAAATTCACCTCCTAAAATCATATTATATCTTAAAGTCCCCTTTGTCAACTTTTTTCTACTATTCTATTGACAAAATAGTCTTAGGGGACTATATTATAGACGTAGGGTACAAATAAATCCCCTATTGAAAGGAGGTAAAAGTATGAATAAATTAAAAAAAGAAAAAGAGAAAGCAGAAAAAATCATTCAAGTTATTAAACCATTAGATGAAACAGATCAGCAAAGAGCACTTGATGTGGTTACTGCTTTTTCATTAGGTGCTCAATGCAAGGTTAAAGATTCCAACAAGCAAAAACAAACTTAATAGAAAGGAGCAGGTTATGGTTTATATAACCGAAAGAATAGTAAATTTAAAAGATTTTGAAAGAGTGCTTAGTTTATTATCTCTATCTATTCAATCAGGTGATTTAGAAAAATCATTAGAATTAATAAAACAGTTGGAAGATTTTGAGTTTGAAATTGAAAAAAGAAAAGTTAGTTATTGTGAGTAACCATCTTTTCTAATATCAATAGTTTTCTTAAATCCTTTAAGACATGGACAATCATTTATACGGCAATATGGATAGTAGCTTAGTTCCTCATCTCTTTTTTCAACAGGTAAATGGATATTTTCAATGATAGGGCAATATGCACGCATAAAAGTAGCTTGATATGGTGTTTCTTCGCTATCGCTTAGTCTATATTTACCTCTAATGTTTATGTCTATGTCCCACATGGGACAATGAGATTTTTTTGAAACGTCTGTAGTGTAAATCAAAGTATCACCTCCTTTTCATATTTAATTATACATGAGGTAAACCACTTTGAGAAAATAAATAAAGTAAGATTATAAAAATATAAATTAAAACAAACGTAGGAGGAAAGAAGATGGATCAAGAAAAGATAGAAGTGACTATCAACATTACTAATATTGATGAGTTAACTGAGAAAACTGAAAAACTTGTTTCTTTATTAAAAGAAGCCAAATCACTGATTAGTGACTTAGCTTTAACTGATGTAGATATTAACCCTCAAAAGTAATATCTAAATTGAGATTTATCTCGTTATGACATATGGAGCATAAGCTTTTTCCCACTGGAACTCGAATTTTAGAATGACAATGAGGGCATTCAACTTCATAGGTTTGACTATTTAATTTTGAAGTGGCTTGTTTTTGAACCTCTCTCATGAGTTTTCTTTCATCAATTTTAAATTTTACTGACATATTAAAATCACCTCGCTTTCTGTAGTTATTATCAGCACTGCCAATACTGACAACTTAATTATAAAGCAGGTGACAAAAAGAAACAATTACATTAAAGGAGGTGAGGAGCATGACGCTTAAGGAATTAATGGACCAGCACGGAAATGATCCGCTTCCAATAGAAGCATTAAAAGTATTGGGTATATATGAAAAAGAAAAAATGGATATGCTATTGAACGCCGAAGATATTACATTGCTTACCCCTTATAAATCGAATAAGGCAGCTTTAATAATCCGTCAATTAAAAAATAAATTTGATTTACACTATGACGAGAGTGCAATCCCGGCAAGCATTTTTGCTAAGTATTATGGTATGGATACAACGGAGATATTAACATGTTTGGAAAAACAAAAAATGATCCTGCTGGAACAGGACCAAAAACGTAATTATCTATAAAAATTACACCTTAATTATAAGGTGTTTGAAAGGAAGTGTCAAACTTGATTAATTTAGCCATCTTTTTGACCATCTGTCTGCTAGTACTGCCGATGGTAATCAGTCAAATAAATTTTAGGAGAATTAAACTACATGTTTTATTTATTTGCAGGAATTGCACTAGAAAGCTTTGTTCTACTCGTTTTGTTAAACATCAAAGAATTAAAAGAGATTGTAAATATTATGATCGTTACGCTAATTATAGTGGCGATCGTGTTAGGGGTTAGCACAGTATACAGAGGATACTAAGGAGGATTTATCTATGAAATTAAAATATTTGATAAGAGGACATATAGGTGATCGTAGCGTGGAGATACGAAAAGGTGAAAAAACACTGTCTTGGAGCGGTAAAGGTTTAACACATATTCTTCATAAATATCAAAGAAACTGGCTGGATATGGAAGTCAAAAACACAACTAAAAGCAACACCGGGATGACCATTATTAATCTTAAATAAAGGGAGGAAATAAAATGACTGTTAAAATAAATCAACTCGAAATTGAAAATGTAAAACGAATCAAAGCCGTTAAGATCGATCCGGAAGAAAAAGGATTGACGATCATTGGCGGAAACAACAATCAAGGAAAGACTTCGGTATTAGATAGTATCGCATGGGCACTAGGTGGCGATAAGAATCGACCAAGTAATGCCATGAGAGATGGTTCTCTAGTACCACCTAATTTAAAGGTTACGTTAAGCAATGGGATTATTGTGGAGCGTAAAGGAAAAAACAGTTCTTTAAAAGTCACAGATCCATTAGGGAAAAAGGGCGGCCAAATGTTACTGGACAGTTTCATTGAACAATTAGCCTTAAATTTACCTAAATTTATGAATAGCACCAGTAAAGAAAAAGCAAACATCTTGCTTCAAATTATCGGGGTTGGAGAACAGCTCGCTCAATATCAGAAAGAAGAAAATGAATTGTATCAGGAGCGATTAACCGTTGGAAGGATTGCAGATCAAAAGCAGAAATTTGCTAAGGAGCAAATTGAATATCCGGAAGCACCGAAGGATCTTATCTCTCCACAGGAACTAATCCATCAACAACAAGCAATTCTAGCTCAAAACGGAGAAAATCAACGTAAACGTCAAAAGGTTACACAGTACGAATACCAAGTGTCTACTTTAACCGAGGAAGTGGTCCGATTAAAGCAACTCCTTGCAAATAAAGAAAATGAACTCAACCAAGCAACAGCAGATCTAGCTTTAGCTAAAACAGACGTATTAGATCTTATTGACCAATCCACAGAAGAATTAGAGAAAAACCTTGCACAGATTGAAGAAATTAATTGTAAGGTAAGAGCTAATTTAGACAAGGAAAAAGCGGAGGAAGATGCACGACAATACAAGGCACAATATGATGCCTTAACGAATCGCCTTAATGACGTTCGTGAAAATAAATTGAAGCTTTTAAATAGCGCTAATTTACCATTACCGGGGCTTTCTGTTGAAGATGGAGAATTGACCTATAACGGTAAAAAGTGGGATAGCATGAGCGGCAGTGAGCAATTAAGAGTATCGACGGCAATCGTTAGAAAGTTAAATCCGGAATGTGGTTTTGTGTTGTTAGATAAATTGGAACAGATGGACCTTAACACACTAAAAGAGTTTAATACATGGCTGGATCAAGAAGGATTACAGTGTATTGCCACAAGAGTCAGTACAGGTGATGAATGTTCTATCATCATTGAAGATGGGTATTCTAGTACACCTTTGCCTAAAACAGAAGAAAAAGTGAGTACATGGAAAGCGGGTGAATTTTAATGGACTTTGAGATCATAAGTGGCGTGATCCATCGCGCTCAAAAGGTAGTAGTGTATGGAGTTGAAGGAGTTGGAAAATCAACCTTTGCTTCTAAATTTCCAGATCCAATATTTATCGATACAGAAGGATCTACCTCAAAACTAAATGTCAAACGTCTTCCCAAACCAACAAGTTATGAAATGATGAATGAAGAAATTAGGCATGTCATTCTGCATCCTGATATTTGCAAAACATTGGTCATTGATACCGCAGATTGGGCAGAACAATATATCGTAGATTATGTCTTAAACAAACATCAAAAAAAAGGCATTGAAGATTTTGGTTATGGGAATGGATATGTATATGTAAAAGAAGAAGTTGCACGCTTTCTACATCTATTAGATGAGGTCATTAATGTTGGGGTGAATGTGTTGTTGCTCGCTCATGCCCAAATAAGAAAATTTGAGCAACCAGATGAACTGGGGGCATATGATCGTTACGAATTGAAATTAGGAAAGAAAACATCTTCGCAAACAGCACCATTAGTCAAAGAGTGGGCGGATATGGTCCTATTTGCTAATTATAAAACATATTCGGTAGCAGTGGATAAAGACGGTAAAAAGCATAAGGCACAAGGTGGGCAACGTGTCATGTATACGACTCATCACCCTTGTTGGGATGCTAAAAATCGTGATGGGCTTCCGGAAGAATTACCTTTCGATTATGCCACGATTGCGCATCTGTTTACTTCTAGTCCAAATGTACCGGTAGCGCAGGCAGTCGTTAATCCAACACCACAAGCAACGGATAACGCTCCTTATACCGTAGAATCTGTGCCAATGGAAGACATGTTAACATCAACACAAGAGCCATTAAAAAGTGGAGTACAACCTGTACCAACACCTGCTGTATCTTCGCTACCCAAAGCATTACAAGATCTTATGAATGCGAATTTGGTCACAGAAGATGAGATAAGAGCCGCAGTAGCTAAAAGAGGATATTACACTAAAGAAACTCCATTTTCTAACTATGATCCGAATTTTATTAATGGTGTATTGATTGGGGCATGGTCACAGGTATTGGATATTATCAAAGAAATTAGACAACAGGATATGCAATTTTAGGAGGATAAGAAAAGATGGATAATAATCAAGTAGTTGAAAGAGAATTAAATTGGGATGATCAAATCGTCCAAGAGGGAAATGAGTTTATCGTCATTCCTGCTGGGATCTATGATTTTAAAGTCATAAAGTTTGAACGTAGTCGTTTTAATGGGAGTGATAAGATGCCAGCATGCAATCAAGCCGTATTACAGTTAGAAGTCAATAGTACGTTAGGGAAAACAATTTTATTAGAAAAATTATTCCTTCATAGTAAGTCAGAATGGAAGCTATCCGAATTTTTCACATGTATCGGTCAAAAGAAAAAAGGGGAACCACTAAAAATGAACTGGACCTTAGTTCCCGGAGCAGTTGGAAGGGCAGAGATTGAAATCAATAAATATAAAGATAAAAACGGGAATGAAAGAACCAATAACAAAGTGAAGAAATATCTGCCTAAAGAACAAGATACAACACCGATGACTAACCCTACATTCCAATCCGGCACATTCTAATGGAACTTAGACCGTATCAAAAGGAAGCACAGATCAGCATCTTTAATGAATGGGAGAATAAAGAAGTGCGTAAAACACTTCTCGTTCTTCCTACCGGGTGCGGGAAGACGATTGTCTTTGCTGAGGTAGCTAAAGAATGTGTGTCTAAAGGCGATCGCGTTTTAATCTTAGCGCATCGAGGAGAATTGCTTGAGCAGGCTTCCGATAAAATCTTTAAAAGCACAGGATTAATGTGTGCGACTGAAAAAGCAGAAGAAACGTGTTTAGGAAGTTGGTTTCGGATTGTGGTTGGATCTGTTCAATCCCTTCAAAGAGAAAAGCGACTTAAGAAATTTAGTCCGGATTATTTTGATACCATCATCATTGATGAAGCTCATCATTGTTTGAGTGATGGGTATCAAAGAGTGTTGAGTTATTTTAATCAAGCAAAAGTATTAGGCGTAACTGCGACTCCCGATCGTGGAGATATGCGAAGTCTAGGGAATTATTTTGAAAGCCTAGCTTATGAATATACGTTACCCAAAGCTATTAAAGAGGGGTTCTTAACGCCTATTAAGGCGCTGACAATTCCTTTACAGATCGATTTATCCAGTGTAAGCATACAAGCCGGTGATTTCAAAGCTAGTGAAATTGGAACGGCATTAGATCCTTACTTAAAAGGGATTATTGAAGAAATGAAAAAGTATTGTTTAGATAGAAAAACCGTTGTATTTCTTCCTCTAGTCAAAACAAGTCAAAAATTCAAGGAGCTGCTGAATCAAAATGGATTTAAAGCAGCAGAAGTAAATGGAGAGAGTAAAGACCGCTCGGAAGTGTTAAAAGACTTTGAACATAATAAATACAATGTCCTGTGTAATTCAATGTTACTAACAGAAGGGTGGGACTGTCCTGATGTGGATTGTATTATCGTATTAAGACCAACAAAGGTGAGGAGCCTTTATAGTCAGATGGTGGGTAGAGGCACGCGTCTCTCGGCTGGGAAGACTGAACTATTATTGTTGGACTTTCTATGGCATACAGAACGTTTGGAGCTATGTCACCCTGCAAGTTTAATTTGCGAGAATGAAGAAGTGGCAAAGAAAATGACAAAGAATTTAGAAGCGCAACCGGGTATCGCTATTGATATAGAAGAAGCAGAAGAGCAAGCTGCTAATGATGTCGTCGCTCAGCGTGAAGAATCTTTGGCAAAACAGTTGGAAGAAATGAAACGAAGAAAGAAAAAGCTTGTTGATCCTTTACAATTTGAAATGAGCATACAAGCAGAAGATCTATCCAATTATGTTCCTGCTTTTGGTTGGGAAATGTCGCCCCCAAGTCAGAAACAAATCAATACTTTAGAAAAATTAGGGGTTAATCCTGATGAAATCGACAATGCCGGTAAAGCTTCTTTATTGTTAGAACGTTTAGATAAGCGAAGACAAGAAGGATTAACCACACCTAAGCAAATTCGATTTTTAGAAAGCAGAGGTTTTCAGCATGTGGGTACTTGGCAATTTGATACAGCTAAAAAGTTAATTGATCGTATCGCGGCTAATAATTGGCGTATACCAAGCGGAATTCACCCACAAAGTTATCAAGGAGAGTAGTGAATGGAAAATAAGATAGATTTACTTGATTTTTTGGAATATATTGATCCTTCTGCTTTGAACTATCAAGAGTGGATTAACATTGGCATGGCCTTGAAATATGAAGGATATACCGCTCATGATTGGGATTTATGGAGCAAACGTGATCCGCAGCGTTACCACGTCAACGAATGTTATCGAAAATGGGACACGTTTGAGGGATCCTCTAATCCTGTAACAGGAGGGACTATCGTTCAATTAGCAAAAGAAAATGGCTGGGCACCTAACTATACGTATGACGATATTGAATTAGATTGGGATGCGACCATCAAGGATAAAGATGATTTTGTGATCGTCGATAAGAATTGGATCGAAGGTCAGGAAATTCAATACCCCAAACATTGGGATCCGGTTAAAGATCTGATTACTTATATTGAAACGTTATTTAGTTCAACTGAGAATGTTGGGTATGTCACACGTACATGGGAGAAAGACGGTAAGTTTTTGCCATAAAAAGGATGCTGTGATCGTACTGCAGGGCAGTTGATAGAGCTACTAATGAAATGTAAAGGCGATATAGGCGCTGTATTAGGCGATTATAATCCTGAGGTTGGAGCATGGATCCGATTTAATCCATTAGACGGACAAGGCGTCAAAGATATTAATGTCACTGATTATCGCTATGCTTTGGTAGAATCTGACAACATGGAATTGGAAAAGCAGAACGCCATTATTAAAGAATTAGAGCTGCCTGTGGCGTGTTTGGTTCACAGCGGAAGTAAATCTATTCACGCGATTGTAAGAATAGATGCAGCAGATTATAAAGAATACAGAAAACGAGTAGATTATCTTTATTCAATATGTAAGAAAAATGGCTTAAATATTGATTCACAGAACCGCAATCCATCGCGTTTATCACGTATGCCGGGTGTTATGAGAAATGGGAAGATGCAATTTCTCATGGGCATTAATTTAGGGAAAGCAAACTGGGAAGAATGGTACGAATGGATAGAAAGTGTGAACGATGATCTTCCGGATCCAGAAGGATTAGACAGCGTATGGGACAATCTTCCGGAGTTAGCCCCACCACTAATCGATGGGGTATTAAGACAAGGGCATAAGATGTTGATTGCCGGTCCATCAAAAGCTGGGAAATCATTTGCCCTTATCGAAATGTGTATCGCTATAGCGGAGGGGCAGAAGTGGTTAGGCTTTGACTGTACCAAAGGAAAAGTGATGTACGTCAATTTAGAATTAGATAGACCTTCCTGTCTGCACCGATTTAAAGATGTATATAATGCCCTTCATATCAAGCCGAATAACCTCGCTAACGTGGATATTTGGAATTTAAGGGGTAAGTCTATCCCAATGGATAAATTGGCTCCTAAGCTCATCAGAAGAGCTATAAAGAAAGATTATATAGCGATTGTGATTGATCCCATTTATAAGATCATTACCGGCGATGAAAACAGTGCGGATCAAATGGCGAATTTCTGTAACCAGTTCGATAAGGTGTGTACAGAATTAGGGTGTGCAGTGATCTATTGTCATCATCATAGTAAAGGTTCGCAAGGTAATAAAAAAAGCATGGATAGAGCGAGCGGTTCGGGTGTATTCGCTCGTGATCCGGATGCCTTGATCGATTTACTAGAGTTAGAATTAAGTGAATCGCATTATAAATATTTAAAGAACAAAGTTGCTTGCCAATGCTGTATAAATTATTTAAACCAACATGTAGTAAATTGGCAAAATGATCTATCACAAGACGATATGCTTTCACAGTCAGCAATGATAGAATACTGTAAACAAAAATTAGGATCGAACTATTATAAAGAATTAGATCATCTAGTGAATGAAGCACGTTACAGTGTGGAGCAAATAAGCGGTTGGAGAATAGAAGGAACACTTAGAGAATTCCCGAAATTTAGTCCAGTTAACCTGTTCTTTGAATATCCAATTCATGTCACAGACGATTCTGATGTATTAAAAGATATTAGTACAGAGGAAGCACCGGCATGGCAAAAAGCAATGGCAAAAAGGAAAAGCCCGGAGGATAAGAAGAAGGAAAGAAAAGCAGCCATTGTGACCGCATATAGCGCTTGTAAGATGGACGGTGATGTATCTGTAAACACCTTAGCCGAATATATGGGAGTGACGGAAAAAACGGTTAGAACACGTTTGAAAGAGCATGGCGGTTACTCAATTTCTGACGGGATCGTTATTGAAAAAGATTAGGGAAGGAAGGAAAATAACATGTTTTTTTCCCTCACTCGATATAGGGAAAGTAGGGAAAATTTACGTTTTTTTCCCTTCCCTCTAGCGGTGAAAAATAAATACTATATATATATCGCACGTACGCGATATATCGCGATATAAATATATCACGCGCGCAATATTGATAACTTTAATGATTATATTCTATAGATATATAACATGTAAATAGAAAAAAATTTCCCGCCTTAAGGTGGGCGGAAATTATCTTTCTATCCATGTACATGTACGCGAAGGAGAAAAAAAGATAATGAAGAAAAAACAAACAGATAAATATTGGGAAAACGAAGAAGGAGAACTTGTTGAGTTTGGAAAGTATTTCATGAGGTGTTTTGATAAAGCAGGAAAGCTTCAGTTTGGAACGATTTACATTAACAAGAATACCCAAGAAAAAGGCTACCTCGTAAAGTTCACTTTGGATAGAAAGGAACTCCTTAACAGTGATGAGGGGGCTAGTTATTTAAAGCAAACTATTGAAGATTGGGAAAACGAATTTGATGAGTGACATTGAGTTCTTTATGCCGATGAAGCCACCCACCATTACAGCGCAGCAGCATAAGGTGGGTAACGGTAGATTCTATGATCCACCTGAATTAAAGGTAGCCAAAGCAAAGCTAAGAGATAATCTTATCAAACATGCCCCTGAAAGGCCTTTAGATGGGCCTCTAAGGCTAATTGTCAAATGGTGCTATCCAATTAAGGGTAAACATCAAAACGGCGAGTACAAAGCAACTAAGCCCGATACAGACAATCTTAACAAAGCATTAAAGGACATCATGGAAGATCTGGGGTTCTTCGTGAATGATTCTCGGATAGCTTCGGAAGTGATAGAGAAGTTTTGGGCTGATCTGCCGGGTATTTATATTCGATTAGAAAAACTATGAGGGACTATAAAAGAGTTACGGTGGAATGTTTTAGCTATCAGGAACTAATGGAGTTTTACAAAAGGGATTATGAGATAAGCTATAAATTAATCGGTTATCGTTACAATACAATCATTCAAATTGGAGAGCTAGTGCTGTATGAAAGAAAATAAAGGCAGGACAGTAGTCCGCCTTTGCTTTAAGGGGGAATAAAATGGAGAATATAAAAATCGAATTATTTAACGATCACTTTGAAAATGCCAAACGATATCAAATACCAAGAGCACAGCTAATCATTGCGGATATTCCTTATAACATTGGGATAAACGCTTATGGATCAAGAAGTGATTGGTATGTGGGTGGAGATAATAAAAATGGAGAAAGTGAAAAGGCAGGAAAAACATTCTTTGATACAGATAATGACTTTAAGATATATAATTTCTTTCAATTTTGCACAAGGCTTTTAAAGAAAGAACCTAAAGAAAAGAGAGAAGCACCCTGTATGATTATTTTCTGCTCATGGCAACAGCTTAGCGAAATAAAAGAATATGCTAAGCAGTTTGGGTTTAATCATGCGCAACCATTATTTTTTATAAAAAAATCATCTTCGCAAGTTCTAAAAGCGAATATGCGTATTTGTGGTGCAGTAGAAACTGCACTTGTCTTATATCGAGATAAGCTGCCTAAATTTAATAATGATGGGCGTATGATATTAGATTGGTTTGAATGGGATAGAGGGGGAAATTATCCCAAGATACACCCCACTCAAAAGCCTGTATCGGTCCTTAAACAATTAATTGAAATTTATACTGATCCGGGGGATGTTGTTATAGATCCAGTAGCTGGAAGTGCTAGCACATTAAGAGCGTGCGCTGAATTGAATAGGAGTTGTTATGGGTTTGAAATAAAAAAGCAATTTTATAAGGAAGCAAAAGAGAAAATGCTGACCAATGTGAATATGTCGTTATGGGTTTAAAAATGACCATAAAAGAATGCAAAGAGCAGCTTAGCAAAACTAAAAGTCCTTATAGAAAAAGAGACTTGCAAAAATGCTTGAAGAGGCTATTGAAAGAAGAAAAGAGGAGGAAAAATGATAAAAGAGGATGATATAAAAATCGGGAACAAATTTGTAAGAGAAATAAACGGTTTTAAGTTTGAAATAATCGATATAAAAAACGATAATGGCACGGAATATGTAGTTGTTAAGGATGAAAAGAATAACAAGCATGATATATCGTTGAGTAGATTTAAAAATTTATTAATAACGAAAGTAAGGGATTAAAGATGGAAAAATTAATTTATGCTTTTGATTTTGATGGAACGATAGTAACGAATGAATTTCCAAATATAGGCAAACCCATAGAAGCGGTAATTGATCTGATCAGAAAAATTAAAAGTAATGGTCATTATATCATTCTTAACACGATGAGAGAAGGTACACACTTGACAAAAGCCTTGCTGTATTGTAGGAGTCAGGGAATCGTATTTGATGCGGTTAATGATAATTTGCCACATATGAAAGAATTCTATAAAAACAATCCAAGAAAGATTTTTGCGAACTATTACATCGATGATCATAATATGTTTTTGAAAGAAATTAATCAAATTAATACAGGAGATAAAAGACAATGAATGAGTATCAAGACGCATTAAACGCATTAAAAAATAGTAATATTAAACTTTATGTGTATAAAGATCAAGACAATGTAATTGAAGAAAATCAACCATCTATATTTGATTTCTATCATTCGGAAATATTTGTTTTACAAAAGCTAATTGATAAAGTAACACCAACAAAACCATATTGCAAAGATGTAGATGAACCGCTTTGCCCGTATTGTCATAATCCTTTAGATGGTTCAGAAGCACATTGTGAAATTTGTGATCAGCGAATAGATTGGAGTTCTATATGATAGAACCTGAAAGAAGAATCGTGATCAACGGACAAGACATAGAAGAATACTTATGGCGGGGAGAACTGCTTGTTTATATAAATGGCTTGCTGTTTGATGGAACATACGAGGAAGCGCAGCGTAAATGTTGGGAGGAAAGATAGGTGTGACATATCAAGAAAAAGTAAATTATCTGAAAAGTTATAAAGATAAATATTATCGTTGGATCTTCTTAAACAATCAAATTGAGGGAGTTAAGGCAATTTCTTATAAAGATGATATAAGCGGACCTAGAAAGTCAATAAACGACTACATCGAAGAAAAAACGTGTATAGAGTGCGACTTAAACGAAATAGAAGGCATTATAGACGAAATCAGAGATGATCGTTTAAAATATGTATTAAAATATAAATTTATTCAGTTTAAATCATTGGAGGAGATAGCGGACATTATGAGGTATTCATTACCTTGGATTAAGAAATTATATAAAAAAGCCATAAACTGTATACCTTAGTATACCTAAGTAACTTTTTATATCCTTAAATAAGTGTTATTATGGTAATGTGGTTTGATTTGAAAGAACGACACCTCCCTTAATTTGATTAGGTTTACAAGAAAAAGGCACAATGTGTCTTTTTTGCTTTAAAACCGTTTAAATGGACTTAACTGTTTAGCAAATAATGAAGAAACTAATATAAAAATGTAGAATACAATTGTAAACAAACTTTATTGACGGTAAAATAAAGGAAAGGATGAATGGGAGATGCTAAGAATGGTGGATGAAAACATTGAAAGTTTGCAAATAAAGTTTGAGGGTACTAATGATATCGATATTGAAACCTTTTCTACAGCGTTAAAGAATACGGTTTCATTATTGAAGACAATTGCTAGTGAAGTGTTACAGGAAGAACAGTTTTGTAAATTTAAAATTAAGGATGTTAAAAAAGGTAGTTTTACTATTGATATATTAGCGGTAATATTAAGTAATTATCCAGCAATAATATCAGCAATGCCAACAGTATTGACAACATTTAAAACAATACTAGAAATTAAAAAACATCTTAATGGTAGTGATCCGAAATCAGTCAGAGCAATTGATGAAAACAATGTAGAGATTACAAATAATTATGGAACAGTAAACAATTTTAATAGAGCCGTTATAAATATTTATGCAAATAATGATCAAATTGAAAAAGCATTAGTAAATACATTCAATAAGATATCTACTGATAACGATAGAAAAGGAATAAGCTTTGCAGTTAACGATAACAATGAAAATTATTCAAAAGTAGAGTTTACTGTGGAAGATGTTTTAGAAGCTAAGAAGCCAATTGATGCGGCGAAATTAGTGAATGACATTGAGGAAGTTGTGGCTGAAACTATTGTCACAGTAACAAAACCAGATTTATATGGTAGCTCAAAATGGCAAGTTTTTTTTGGAACAATAAAAATAAATGCAACTGTTACTGATACAGACTTTTTAAATAGAGTACATAATAATGAAATACCTTTCTTAGGAAGTACTAAACTTAAGGTGAAGTTAAAATCAAAATATAAAATTAATGAGTTTGGCTTACCAATAGAAGGAACACAAAGCGATTATACAATCATTGAAGTATTAGATGTAATAAATGTAGATAAAAATGAAAATATGAGTTTGTTCTAAAATTTTTTAACAAACATGTAGTGTTATTAATATACTTAACAATTAATTGTAAAAGCACTCAAAAGTGCTTTTTCTTTTGCACAAAACAACACAAAGGAGGTGGTGAGTAGCTTTGAAAGAAAATTGGGAACTAGCATATGAAGATTACTTAAATGGTCTTAAATACAAAGATATAGCTGAAAAATACAACGTTTCTATTAACACAGTAAAGTCATGGAAAACTCGTTATTGGAATAAAAAAAGTATGCACACAAAATCAAAAAAAGTATGCACACAAAAAAAGAATAATAGAGGCGCACCCCTTAACAACAAGAATGCACTTAATAATCAAGGCGGAGCACCTCCTCAAAATACAAACGCGGAAAAGCATGGCTTCTTTAGCAAATGGCTACCGGAGGAAACGTTGGAGATCCTCGGAGAAGTAAAAGAGAAGAGCTCGCTTGATTTGCTGTGGGATAATATCCAGCTTCAGTACGCTGCTATTATTAGGGCACAAAAACTGATGTATGTTAAGGATCAGCAAGATATGACGAAAGAGATATCCTTAGCAAGCCCGGACACAACAGCATACGATGTTCAACAAGCATGGGACAAACAAGCGAACTTCATGAGTGCACAATCTCGTGCAATGAAAACTCTTGAGAGCATGATCAAGCAGTATGATGAAATGTTGCATAAAGATTGGCAGCTAGCAACAGAGGAACAAAAAGCTAGAATTGCTAGTTTGAAAGCTAAACTTGATGATGGTGACGATGATCCGGCGGTGAATGATGGATTCATCGAAGCCTTGAACGGAACCGCTCAAGAGGATTGGGAAGATGAAAAAGAATAAGGCATATTTCACGTTTAAGCCATTTTCTAAGAAACAAAGAAAAGTATTAAACTGGTGGACGAACGCCTCTCCTGTAAAAGATATGGACGGAATAATCGCAGATGGTGCGATACGTTCCGGGAAAACATTGTGCATGTCATTATCCTATGTGTTATGGGCAATGACCACATTCCAAAATCAAAATTTCGGGATGTGCGGGAAAACTATTGGATCATTCAGAAGAAACGTTCTGTTCTGGCTTAAACTAATGCTAAAGAGTCGAGGGTATAAGGTAGAAGATCATCGAGCGGATAACTTAGTCATTGTTAGACGTAATGGGATAGAAAACTATTTCTACATCTTCGGGGGTAAAGATGAACGATCACAAGATCTGATCCAAGGAATAACACTAGCCGGTGTATTTTTTGATGAAGTGGCGTTGATGCCGGAAAGTTTTGTCAATCAAGCTACAGGACGTTGCTCAGTTGAGGGATCTAAATTTTGGTTTAACTGTAACCCGGACGGACCATATCATTGGTTTAAAACAAATTGGATGGATAAGAAGACTGAAAAGCATTTACTCTATTTGCATTTCATAATGGATGATAACCTTAGCTTATCTGAAAGAGTGAAAGAACGCTATCGATCAATGTATTCGGGGGTGTTCTTCAAACGCTATATTTTAGGACTATGGACTGTAGCAGAGGGCATCATCTATGATATGTTTGATAATGCTAAGCATGTCCTTAGTGAAATAAAAGACATCCTCAACGAGCAATCAACTAATTATGTCAGTATTGACTACGGTACGCAAAATGCGACCGTTTTTCTTTTGTGGCAGAAAACAATTTTAGGCTTGTGGATATGTACCAAAGAATACTATTATTCCGGTCGAGATAGAGGTAAGCAAAAAACTGATGGAGAATATGCCGATGATTTATTGCAGTGGTTAGAAAATGTTAAAGTAAATGCGGTTATTGTGGATCCCTCCGCAGCTTCTTTCATAGCGGAACTTAGAAAACGTGGATTTCATGTAAGGAAAGCTAAAAACGATGTTGAAGATGGAATTCGTGTAGTGGGTAATGCCTTGAATTTAGGAATTATCTTTTTTTCTGCTTTATGTAAGGAAACAATCAAAGAGTTTGCTTCGTACACATGGGATGCAAAAGCAGGAGAGCGTGGAGAAGATAAACCGGTCAAACAGTATGATCACTGTATGGATGCAGTAAGATATTTCGTTTATACAATTTTAGGAAAACGACTAAAGGGGGGATAATATGAAAATTATCAACGCAATAAAGAAAGGGGTGATGGCGGCACGTATGGTGAATCAAACGAATGAGATAAATGAACAAAGGTTAAAAGTGATTTTAGATGCCCATGAAAAAAGTAAAACACTTGAGTTGATGAAGATTGGTGATAAATATTATCAAGTAGACAATGATATTCTTGATGTAAAAGAAAAAACTGGGGATGACAAGTATAGGGCAGATAACCGGCTAGCACATGCTGAGTACAAGAATCAAGTGGATGAGAAAGTATCTTATCTGCTGTCAAAACCTTATTCGCTCGTATGCGATGATGAAGATTACAAAAGCAAGTTTGCTGATGTGTTAGGTGATGATTTTCAGTACAAGCTGACAAGACTTGGGTATGAATCTAGCAACAAAGGGATTGCATGGCTACATCCCTATATTAGTTCAACTGGCGAATTAAAATTTATGGTCGTTCCTTCAGAACAGTGTATTCCGGTATGGAAAGATATTGAGCACACAGAACTTGATTGTATGATTAGAAGGTGCTTCGTTGATACTTGGCAGGGAAATATTAGAAAGACAGTCACAGAGATCGAGGTTTGGACGGCTACAGATGTAAAATATTATCGAAGAGATAAGGATATTCTTATTTATAGTCCTACACGAAACTATGATGAGAATGGTGGAATTGTTAATCATTATTATGTCGACGACCAATGGACATCGTGGGGAATGGTTCCTTTTATTCCGTTTAAAAATAACTTCAAAGAACTCCCAGATATTAAGTTCATTAAAACAATCATAGATAATTATGATCAGTCACGAAGCAAGGCAGCAAACTACGTTGAAGATGTGACTAATTATCTCATTGCTATTTATGGATATAATTCAGATGAAGCGATCACATTTAAAAGAAACATTAAAGAACACGGTATGATGTTCTTCGATGAAAAGGATGATGATGGTGTTGAAATATTAACACCATCGACAGACATCAATGCTTCTAAGGAACATTGGCAGCAACTTAAAAAGGATATTACAGAGAATGGTCAGTCTGTTTCTAAAGACCCGGAGAAATTAGCGAATGCACCTTCGGGAATAGCGTTGAAGATGATGTATTCATCGTTGGATCTGAAAACTTCCATCATGGCACAAGAGTTTAATAATGGAATTGACATGTTGCGATACTTTGTGAATACTTTCATGGATATTAAAAAACTTGGATCTAGTGATCAGAAAATAAAAATTGTTTTTAATGTTGATATGAAAACTGATGAGACAGAGACTATTCAAAATTGTTCTGCTTCTAAAAATGTTGTTAGTGACAGAACAATACTTGCCAATCATCCATGGGTTGAGGATGTTGAGAAGGAACTGGAGGAGCTTCAAAAGCAGAATGAGGAAAACAATCCATTTAAGGATAAGGTTCCCATAAAAGAGGATAAGAATGAATAGTGAATATTGGGAGAAACGTCTTGCCAATGTTGTTTGGAACTCTTATAACTCGCTTGAAGAAGAAAACATCGCTTTATTAGATCATTACAGTAAGGCAATGAACAATATTCGGGCTGAGCTGATGAAATTAGAAGAACAGACTGCCCTTAGTAGAAGTGATAAATATCGTGTACAGCATTTAAAGTCTATTCAAGAGCAAATACTCGAGGAATGTGAAAAAATCGGTGACAGCGTTGAAAACGATACGATTAAGAACGTATCTAAACATATGCAAGATATTTATAAAACATCATTCAGCAGTGATGAAAAGTTCTCTCAATTATCAAAAAATTCATGTAAAGACATTGTTAATACTCCATGGCAAGGATCGTCATTCTCGGAAAGACTATGGAATAATACTGGTAAATTAGCCAATGAATTAAATAGTATTCTTTCTACTGGAATTACAGAAGGAAAGACAATTACGGAAATGGCGTTTCAGTTGTCAAACCGAATGAACAAAGATATGAATGCGTGTCACCGGCTCGTTAGGACAGAAACTATTAATTCATTAAATAGAGCCTCAATGCGAGGAATGATAGATGCAGATGTTAAATATGTTCGTTGGTGGGCCGCTGAGGATGAAAGAACGTGTGAAATATGCGGTGTAAATCACAGAAAAGTTTATCGAATAGATAAAGCACCCAATCTTCCGTGTCATCCCGGTTGTAGATGTACATGGCTACCGGTATTTGAAGACGAATTAACACCTCTTGATGTACAAAGCGTTTATAATTTGACCGATCAAGAACTTTATGCTACTAATAAGTACGTTGCAGGTGATTTCAATGTTATAAACGATTCTCTTAGACATGGATTTAATTTAGAGAGTGATGAACTAGCGCTTTTAGAAGATTTAGATAAAGCATTGGATAAGTTTCCGAATTATGAAGGAAGAGTAACACGTTCATTATATTTTTATACACAAGATCATTTAGATAGCTTTGTTAATTCTCATGTCATTGGTTTAGAACATGTTTATCCTGAATATATTGCTACTACTAAAGGGAAAATTTATAATCCGGATTCGCATGTTGAAATTATTATAGAAAATAGTAAGAAAGGTAAGGATATTTCTTTGTTAAATTGGAAAGAGCAAGAAGTTCTGTATACAAGAGAAAATGTGTTTATTCCAGTTGATATTATAGTGAAAGATGATAAGATTTATATATATCTAGAGGAGGCATGAACATGAGTGATAAAGTTGTAACAATTGATCAATTCAGAAAAATGAATGAAGATGAGCAGCGAGAAAATTATCAGTATATGTCTCAACATGATAAGTATATTTGGCGTGTAACTGGTCCTATATCAATACCTCAACAGGTCGATAAATCGAAATTAACTAAAGCACAAAAAGAAAATATAACAAGGATAAGAAAACGTTTAGTAGCGGAGGGGAAGTTGTCACAAGAAGATTTTGAGAGATTCGAGAATGAATAGTATGAAAATAACATGTCAGGAATGCAATAAATTATTTGATACTACTCAATTAAAACTCTGTGAAGACCGACATTCATCAGGATTATATCGAGTATTCTATCAATGTCCACATTGTGGTAAAGAATATTTTGTTTGTTATCATAATGATCTTACACATAAAATTCAAGAAGAAATAAAAGAGGCTGAATATTATGGTCAGAATGTTAAAGCCGCTGCTTTAAAAAGAAAGTTAAAAAAAGAAATGGATAAACTGAATAACAGATAAGCGCTAAATAGGCGCTTTTTCTTTTGCCCTTAACATGGCATATAAACTGTTTAAACTAAAATTTCTCTAACATGCAGAGACATAAAGGCATGTATTTCACTGTCGAGAGTGCCTCGACATATAAACAATAAACATAGTGGAATGAAAGGACGAATATGAATTTTTTAAAGGATTTATTTGGTGATAAGCAGCTGTCTTTTGATGAACTTGTAAAAGCTGTTGAGGCGTACAATCAGGCTAACAAGGATAATCAGATCAAGATTGCTAATCTAGCTAGCGGTGAATATGTCAGCAAGGAAAAATATGATGCCAAAGAAAAAGAACTTACAAAGGCAAATGAGCAACTTACGACTTTGAATAATACTGTTAAAACATTCGAAGGAGAAAAAACAGATTTAGACACTAAGCTCAAAGATATGGAAAAACAGTATAAAAAAGAAATGAAGGATATGCAGGAAGGGTTTGCTAAGGAAAAAGCGATCAATGACTGGTTTTCACAAAATAAAACAAAGCATCCGGATTTATTAAAGAGTAAGTTTGATATGGAAAAAATCAGCGTTGATGGGGACAAGGTAATCGGTATCGATGAACAGGGCAAAGCATTGCTTGAACAGTATAAAGACCTATTCATTCCTGTTATTAGAGGGAATGATCCGATCAATCCGCCACAAGGTTTCAAGGCGGCTGGATTTGAAGATTTAGTCCAAAATGCCGATAATATGAGTGCGGAAGAAGTAGCAGCTCAATTTGCGGAATTAGAAAGTAAATAAAGATAAAGGAGAGATAAGAGTATGTCAGTAGAAAATTTTAAACCGACATTATGGGAAGGGGCGTTAATTCACAACTTCCATCAGGTATCCGTTGCAGATGCCTTATGTACAAAACCAGCATCAATTCAAGGAAATAAGGTTATTTTTAATAGAATTGGCGCTGGTGCTATTAAGGATTACACAGGTAAAATTGATTGGGACGCTATCTCAACAACGCCAATAGAAATGACTTTCCCAACAAAAAAATACTTTGCATTTTCATTAGAAGATGTGGATAAAGTGCAATTAAAAGCAGATGTAATGAGTGTAACGACATCAGAGCACGCCGCGTTACTAGCTGAACAATATGATAAAGATTTCTTTGTTACGCTGGCAGCTGGTGCCGATACAAAAAATAAGATCGGTTCAGCTTCATCTAAAAAGGAAGTAAGTCAGTATAATTTATACGATTACATCGTAGATTTAGGAGTTCTGTTAGGAAAACAGAAAGTACCCAAAACGGAACGTTTCTGTACAGTTGACACAGAATTATTAGGATTATTATCTAAAGATCCTCGCTTTACATCAAATCCAACTGTATTAGCAAATGGTATTGTAGATGGTGCAACGATTGGCGGTATGCAAATTGTATGTACAGAATGTAAACCGGCAAATCAAATCATTGCACATCACAGAAGCGCCATTGGTGCAGCTAAACAGTTAGATGAAATGGAAGCAATGCGTTTACAGACAAGTTTTGCAGATGGTATTAGAGGGTTATGCATGTATGGTTCAAAAGAATTGCGAACAGACGCAATTGCTGTTATGTACTACACAGTTGTACCAACTGATCAGGCAATGAAAACGGTAAGAGTTGAAGTTGCTAATACGGAAGAAAATCCTATCCCAACTAAAGATACAGCAAGCGCAGGTGCATAAGGGGACTTTAAAAGGTCCTCTTTTCCTTTAGGGAGGAACGAGCATGAATGAAGAAATTTTGAAGTCAATTAAGTTACGTCCAAATATGGCGAATATTGATGATACTCTTTTAAACGATATGATCGGTGATGCAATTAATGATGTTAAAGATTATATCAATTATAAAGAGAATGAAGATATTCCAAACAGCCTGAAAGGTGTGGTTAAGAATATTGTTATTGTTAAAGTAAACCGTATAGGGTATGAAGGCGTTTCTTCTCATTCATTTAGTGGGGTGTCAACAAGTTTTACAGATACTTTATCTAAAGATGATATAAGGAAGTTAAAGCGATATAGGAGGCTACCTATCTATGGCAGTGATGAATGATATGCAGCTGTATCAGCTACAGAAGTTAAACGCAGTAAGAGGTCCATCTGGTCAAGAAAAACAAACGTGGTTAGACATTGAGAATATCAAGGTAGCTGTTTATCTAATTGATGAAATGTCAGTGGTAGGAAGTGTGAGGTATGATCAATATGACTATGCTGGGTTAACTTTTTACAACGGCTTTGAAAAGAAAGAAAAGTATCGGATAGTAGGAGAAGAAACTTATGGGATTGAACGTGCAGTGCAAAATGGGAATCTAATGCATTTGTTATTAAAGGCGGTGGATGTATGAGTGATCACAATGAAGCATTTGTCAAAAGTATGGAGGAAGCTACAATCACACAGATTCAGAACGTTTTAAAAAGTGTGGATAAGGCTTGCATCATTTTAGAAGCAGAGGCAAAAAAGGAATGTCCAGTTGATCAGGGGATTTTACGTGCTTCTATCACACACGAAACGGTACTTGGGACTGATCTTATTACAGGCACAGTTGGAAGTCCTTTAGAGATTGCTCCTTATGTACATCAGGGCACCGGGCTTTATGCAAAAGATGGCAAAGGGCGAAAGACACCTTGGGTATATATAAAAGGTAGTTATAGTTCAAGAAAATCGAAAAAAGTATATACATTATCGGAAGCTAAAAGAGTAATGGCGTTTCTAAGGAAAAAAGGATTTAATGCATATGTTACACAGGGACAAAAACCAAATCCTTTTTTAGATAGGGCAAAGTTGAATGCTAAAAGTCGTATAGAAAAAACGTTGGGAGGCAAATAATGTGTTTGAGTATCTGATAAAACACTATATCGATAGGCATATACATTGTAATCTGATGCCTTCCTTCACTACAGAAATTCCCGGCTTAATTTATATGCACACACCAATCAGTGTCGGACCAGTAAGTGAAAGCCAATATGAAATTAAGGTAATTGATAATGACCTTGATAGAGCGTTACAGAAGCGTAATGAATTGATTGCATTATTAAACGTAGATATATCAAAGCCTTCTCTTGTGCAAGATAACTTTGTATTTAGAGCAAGTCTTGCCGGAGGCGGGCAAATTTTCAATGACAGTATTCAAGTATGGGAACTGTCTCTTATTTTTATTGTGAAATGGAGGATACAAGATGGGAAATAAAGAAGAAATCTTAATGGGAGCTGGCGAAGTGTATATGATCAATTTTGATGGTCAAGAAATCCCGGAAGATGCAGAGATCGAAACAGATCAAAATAATGTCGGACATTGTAACAGCGGTTTTGCGATTGAATATAAACCGGAATTATATGATGTGAAGAACCAATACAAAAAGATTGTGAAACGTTTTGTTGTTGGGGAAGAATTAACCATTAAGACCGGTATTATCAGCTGGGCGATGGAAAAATTAGCCATGTTATCTACAGCTAAATATGATGTAGATAAAACTAAGAAAGTAAAGAAATTAGTATTTGGTGGGAAAAATCCATTAGCCACCGTATTAGTACGATTCGTTCATCAAAAGAGTAACGGAAAAAATATTCGTTTTACAGCAATCGCTCAAGGAGGAAACGGTTTTGCTTTAGAGTTTAGTGGAGAAAAAGAATTAACCATCGATGCACAACTGACCGCAATCGAAAAGAAAAAAGATTGGTTAGCTGAATTTGAAGAGGAATTAACTGATGAAGAATTTGCGGCTTTACCTGCTGATTCAGTTCAAGGAGGCGCAGAATAATGAAACAAACGATTATTGATTTAAATAAATATGCAGATCGTGCAGTAGAATTCATGATCGGTGATAAGGTAATACGTTGCCCGGAACTTTCCTACAAAGAGATGGAGAAGGTACAACAATATGAACAAAATTCAGAATCTACTCGTCAAGATGAAATGGAAATGATCTTATTTTTACTTAATAGAAATACAGCAAAAATTAAGTTTACAAAATTAGATATCGGAGAATTGCCAGCAGGAGCAGTGACACGAATTTATCAGGAATGTGTCTTATTAAGTAGAAAACCGCTTAATGACCCAAACTAAAGATCCCACTTCCAGATGATCCGAGAATTAGAGAAGCTATTCTTTCTAAGTATTTCGGAGGAGAGGAGTGGGAAAACAATTATGATAAAGCAAGCGGAGAAATAAAGGCAATAGCGGATTATACAGGACTTTCTTTTAATTCTGTGATGGATCTTCCTATTAGCCTTTTTCTGCTTTATAGAAGAGATGCATGGATCTACAATAACATGCGTACAGAACAGGGAAGAAAGTTTTTAGAAGATTTATGGCGTTTGCAACAAACACAGGCTGATATCCCGGCTATTCGACGTCACATTAAAAAAGGAGGTGGAAACTAATGGCAGAAGGCATTAAACTGGCACCACTCTATACTCAGCTTAAGGTGGATATAAAGAACTTTAAAACTGAAATGGATCAGGTGAAAACTGAAGCAATGGCTAAAGCAAAGGCAGTATCCAAAGAGATGGAAAAGACTGTGAAAGTTGGCGAGAATATGTCTAAGCTCGGTGGAACTTTAACTAAAACTGTTTCTTTGCCTTTGGTTGGGATAGGAACTGCAGCAACAAAAATGGCTGTTGATTTTGAAAGTAGTTTTGCAAAGGTTTCCACTCTATTAGATGCGAATGTAGTGGATTACGGAAAGTATAAAAATGATTTGCTAGATGCATCGAGTGATAGCAAGGTCGCTGTAGAAGAATTCAGTGAAGCGGTATACGGATCTATTTCAGCAGGTGTTGATCAAACAAAAGCTATTCAATTTACTACGGATGCTATGAAGCTTGCTAAAGGTGGATTTACTGACGGAGCTAAAGCTGTCGATGTAATGACAACAGCCATAAATGGCTACGGTATGAAAGCCGAGGATGCAACAAAGATATCCGACATGCTGATTACTACACAGAATTTGGGTAAGACCACTGTCGATGAATTGGCATCTAGTATGGGTGCGGTTATACCTGTTGCGAACTCTGTTAATTTCGGCATCGATGAATTATCGGCATCTTATGCACAACTCACTAAAAATGGTATAGCAACTGCTGAATCTGGAACATATCTAAAAGCCATGTTATCTGAACTTGGTAAGTCAGGCTCCGTTGCTGATAAAGCTTTGAGAGAACTAACAGGAAAAGGCTTTGCGGATCTTAAAAAAGAAGGGCAATCGACTTCTGACATATTAAAACTATTGAGTGATCATGCAGAAAAGAATGGTAAAACTCTAAAGGATATGTTTGGTTCTGTTGAAGCGGGTTCAGCAGCACTCGTTTTAGCTAAGGGCAATGGTGCTGAGTACAATGAGATGCTCGGTGCTATGCAAACAAGCGCAGGAGCAACACAGGAAGCGTTTGAAAAGATGGATGCAACACCAGCAGAAAGAATGAAAGGCGCACTCAATGAATTAAAGAACAGTGGTATAAAACTTGGGCAGAGCTTGATTCCTATTGTTGAAAAAGTTGCAGATGTCATTGGTGACGTAGCTGGATGGTTATCTAAACTTACTCCGGAACAACAGCAAAGCATTCTCAAATGGGGCGCTATGGCCATTGCTATAGGCCCAGTATTAAAAGTTACCGGTGGATTAGTGAGCACGTATGGAAAACTTAAACCACTACTTAGTGGGGCCGGGACGATGATTTCTAAAGGGATTCCTTTAATTAGAAAATTAGGAACTTCATTAGGGAATGTTGGATTGAAGATGATGGATTGCGGTGGAATCACTGCGAAGTTAGGAACTGCTTTGGCTGGTGCTGCTACTTCTAGTGGAGGATTTATTGCAAGTTTAGGTACTCTTGCCTCTGCATCGCTTCCATGGGTAGCTGGTGCGGCAGCTATAGGTACTGCAGCATATGGTATATATAAGGTGTTGAATACGGAGGTTATTCCAGAAGTAGATCTTTTCAAAGATAAGGTAATAACAACGTACAACGATGTTGGGGATATAACAGGTCAAACTGTTGTAAAGATATCTGAAGCTACACAAGCAGCAGTACAAGCCTATGTGGATATGGACGATCAAGTTAGCCAGTCAATGTATGAAATGAAGGTGAATAATACTAAAATCACGGGCGAAATTGCGAACGATATGATATCGAAGTTTAATAATATGGGGGATAGTATCGTGGCTAAACAAAATGAGACTACTCAAACCTCTTTGAATACTCTGCAACAATTCTTTAGTGATAATATAGGGATGACGGATGAGCATGAATCCATTATATTAACAAATATTACAGCAAAGCATGAAGAACAGGTCGCTATTGTTGATAATTGTAAGGCAAGAATTCAAGCAATCTATCAAAACGCTGCTGATCAAAACAGATCGATTACAGAGCAAGAGCAACAAGAAATTAATGATATTCAAAGTCAAATGAGGGACAATGCGATTACTACATTCAGCGAAACAGAGGCAGAAGCTGCTGTCATTCGTGAGCGTATGAAAGATTATCAGGGAAGATTATCGGCGGATATGGCTTCCGATATGATAAAAAAAGCAAATGAGGCACGTGATGGAGAAATCAATGCAGCCAATGAAAAATATGATGGTGTTGTTAAAGAAGCTTCACGATTGAAACAAGCTGGACTTATAACAGAAGAAGAGTATCAGGCTATGGTTGATTCAGCAGAAGAAACAAGAAAACAACAGATTCAAAAAGCAGAGGAAGCGTGTGAGGGAATTAAAACAGAAATTCAAGAAGCTACGCCGGGTATTGAAGAAAAGGTAAATATGCAAACTGGAAAAGTGAAGACAGCATGGGATCAGTTATCATCTTGGGCCGGTGGTGTTTTTGACTGGTTAACACAAAGATCGGATATGATCGCTAACAAAATAAACGGTGTGAGCGGTTCATGGAGCGGAGGACCACGATTAAGTCACTATAACGGTCTTGATTATGTTCCGTATGATGGGTACAATGCACGATTGCATGAAGGAGAACGTGTATTGACTAAAGAAGAAAACCAAGCATACAGCAAAGGAAATGCGGATAGTAAACGCATTACGATTGAAGTTCCTGTAGTAGTAAACGGTAGAAAAATTGCAATTGCAACAAAAGAATTTAATCAGGAAGAATTATGCTTTTAGGAGGGGCGAAAAATGAAAATAAATGGGTATAGTTTAGAAAACTTAAATGCGACGTTTGTTTCCTTTGTTGATTCTCCTCCTAGTATTATTCAGCACCTGTATGCTCATGAAATGTGTATCGTAAATTATGGCTATTCTATAACTCCAAAACAAAAAATATTAAAGCTCGTGTTTGAAAGTGAAAAAGACATGAGCTTTTTCGTATCTCTTATTTTAAAAGATGTATTTATAGAGGATGACTTATACTTATACGATGGAAAACTAACTGAAAAGAATAGTTTATCTTATAAACATATTGGCGGCGATATCTATGAATTAAGTGTAACTGTGCTTGTGATAAAAAAATCGCCTTTAGTGAAAATGATACTTAAAAGTGAAATAAATCTTATATCTGTAATCGGTACATTCTCTTGCCCATGTATTTATAAAATAACTGCATTAGAGGATAGTGAAAGTGTGAATATAGGAGGGCATGTAATTAAAAAATTAGTGAAAGGAAAGGAATATATTCTTGATGGAATAAAAAAGAAGGTCCTGTGTGATCAAGATAATAATATGTTAAATGTAGTGTTAAAAGATGGTCATTTTCCTTATCTTGAAGTTGGAATAAACGCTATTGAAGTTAGCGGACCGATTGAGGTTTCCATCGAGTTTTATCCAATATGGGTGTAATATATGCTGCAATTATATAACGGCAAATGGATTCCTGTGAATAATGCTTATAATTATTATGTAGATTATTTGTACGGTGGCGAGGAAACGTTATGCTTTACATTATCTGTCAGAGATGAGGTATATTCATTTCTAAGAGAAGAAATCCTACTTAAAGAAGATGTGAATCACCCCAATCTATATATAATAAAAAAGGTAAATCGTGTCGATGATGAAGTGATGTTTACTGCAGAATTATATATGGATGAATGGAGAAGCAATAAACCCTATAAAGACACAAAAAACGATTCTGCTTTTCAGACAAAAACGTTAGCTCAGTTGTTGGAGCATATTAAACCTACAGGTTGGACTGTACAAAATGCCAACATAACAGTCATAAAGCGTACTCCTGAACTAGAAGGAGTAAATGCTTATGATGTATTAACGGAATTGAGAGATATCTTTAAAGTAGTTTATGAGATTGATACTATAAACAAGAAAATAACGGTTTTAGATCCTGAGCAGGTGGTGGATAAAGGCTTATATCTCCATAATGAGTTAAATTTAAAAGAGGTAGTGGAGAAAGGAGATAGCAGCAACTTTATAAACCGTTTGTATGCCTATGGAAAAGACGACCTTACCTTTGCTAGTATTAATAGCAATAAGGAATACGTGGAGGATCTAGGATACAAAGAAAATATTGTATCAGGGTGTTGGAAAGATGAACGTTATACGGTCAAAGAGAATCTTTTAGAAGGTGCAAAGAAAAAACTAAAGGAATTAGCTTATCCAATTAAATCTTATATTGCTAATATCATAGATTTAGCTAAAAATAATCCGGATTATGCTTTTCTTACCATTCGTCTTTATGATTTAGTTCATCTTTTTGTTACTAATGAAATCGAGGTTATAGAGAAAGTAGTTAAATACAGGGAATATAAACTTGAAAATGAAAGCTATATGAATGTTATTACTCTTTCAACAGCACCGCAACAACTAACAACTAGGATAGATAAAATTGCTTCTATCCTCGGTGAAGATGGTGAAAAGTTTAAAGGATCCGTTTTACATCAAGCCCAACAAGCAGCAACAGAATTGATTAACAATTGGGCGCAAAAGGGCTACATTTATATGACCGAAAACGAAATCTATATCTTAGATAAGTTACCGAAAGAGACAGCAAAATATTGCATCCGGATTAACCTTGGTGGGATTGCTTTTAGTCAACAAGGCTGGCAAGGACCTTATGTCAGTGCTTGGACCATAGACGGTAAATTTAATGCAGATTTCATTACTGCAGGTACTCTAAGGGCGATTACTGTAGAAGGGGCTAATATCAATGGTGGAAACATTAATATAAATAATAAATTTAAAGTAGATAGTAATGGAAATATGGTTGTTTCAGGCGGTGGAAAATTTTATGGTGATATCATGGGTGGGACCATTACCGGAGAGACAGCTATTAATGTTGGAACGGATTTGACTGTTGGAGATAATATTTATGTTGGGCAAAATCAAGATTCTGGGTATACAGGAAGAAAGTATATCAATTTTTCAAAAGATATAGGGATTCGATTCTCTAAAATGGGTGAAAACGGAGCGGTACGTATTTTAGGAAAAGGATCAGTATCTTTATCAAATCAATTCGGAGGATATAATACAGTAGTAGATGCAAACATAGAGACTATTTTTTTGGATGTTTATGATAGTAATGGGCAACTGAAAAACATGTTTAACGTGAATAAAGATAATACTTTTAGTAGTTATCAAATAACTGTTACTTCTGATAAACGCCTTAAAGAAAATATAACTGATACCCATTTAGAAGATTTGATTGATAGAGTAAAGATTAAACAATTTGATTATATAAGTGGTCAAAAAAATAAAATTGGAGTGATTGCACAAGATTTTATCGGAGATCCTTTTGAAAAGTATGTGTTGTCGCAGGATGGAAATGGATATTATTCTGTAGATTACAGTGTATTATATTTAGCCGCTATACAGAAAGTGCAATCGTTAGAAAAACGCATTGAAGCCTTAGAAAAACGATTAGAGGAGGTGATTAAATGATTGTAGGAAAAATTAATCAAATAGGGGATATTCTGACAACAGACAATACGAATATTGCTAACCAGTATGCAGAGAACTTACAAATACAGGTCGAATTTGATAACAAATATGACGGTTATAGTTGGCTGTGGTTCTGTGGTTATAGCTATCAACAGCCTAAAGCAGTGCCTATTCTGTTCGATAGCACAACCAGCTTAATAACATTACCGGCAGAAGCATTTAAACACGATGGTCCCTTGTATGTGCAAGCTGCTGTTATAAAAGAGGGGGTTAAGTTTACATTAGAACCGGTTAAGTTTTGTATTGGGCAATCTTTAAATCAAGACTTTATTCAGCATGGACCTACAGAAACGGAAATCCTACAGGCTCTTATTCGAGAGATTGTGAAAAATGAATACGATGCTCCGTTGCAAGAATTGATCACGGAAGCAAAACAGCAACAAGAAATCGCTAGCGAACAACAAGAAATAGTTTCTGATCTAATTTTAATAGAACAAGAATACCAAAAACAGGAAGCCATTCGGGTTGAAAATGAAAACACACGTATTGAAAATGAAAATCAACGCAAAGCTGATGAAATAACACGTGTTGAGAGTGAAACGAATCGAGTAGCTAAAGAAAACGAGCGTTTAGCCAGTGAAGCTGAACGAATAGACAGTGAAAACACTCGTAATGCTAAAGAAAGTGAACGCATCGGAAACGAACGTCTTAGGGAAGAAAAAGAAGTGCTTCGTATTACTAAAGAAAACGAACGTTTAGCCAGTGAAGCTGAACGAATAGATAGTGAAAACACTCGCAAAGCTAAAGAAAGCGAACGTATCGAAAATGAACGCCTTAGGGAAGAAAAAGAAGCACTTCGCATTACTAAAGAAAACGAGCGTATTGCAAATGAAACAGTACGTATCGAAAATGAATCAGAACGTCAAACAATCTCAGCGGAAGCGGTTAAAAATGCACAAAATGCTACAAACAATGCAAATACTGCTGCAGAGGAAGCTAGAAGCGCAGTAAGAGATTTTAGTGATACTATTATTAGTTTTGAAGAATTTAACCAATTAGAAAATATACAAAGTGGCGAACAAGTTAAAGTTTTATTTGGTAAAATACAGCAATATTTTGAATATTTATTGCCTACAGGTGGAACAATCCCATTTCCCGGAGAAACAGCCCCTAATGGGTATTTATTATGTCAAGGACAAGCCGTAAGTAGAACTACTTATTCGAATCTGTTTAATGTTATTGGCACGATTTATGGGAGTGGCGATGGAAGCACAACCTTTAACCTACCGGATTTAAGAGGACGCGTTCCGGTTGGAAAAGATGATCGAGACACAGACTTAAAAACACTTGGGAATAAGGGCGGAGAAAAGGCACATACCTTAACTGCGCAAGAAATGCCCTCTCATAACCATTCTGCTACTCTTACGATAAATAGCGGGGGTGCCCACACGCATACTGCCAGTAGCAACAGTACAGGTGCTCATACACATTCTGTTAGTGGTAGTGCAGCAAGTGCAGGAACACATTATCATGACATGGACCAGTCTACGTTCAATAAGCTCGATACTAAATATGGATTAACGAATTCATCACCAGCTTACAATGATAGAGTTGTAGGGCTGAATAGTTCTACATCCATTGGGACGAGAAGTGCAGGAGCCCATACTCACAGTATTAGCGGAACAGCAGCGAGTGCCGGAGGGCATAGTCATACAATTACAGTTAATAGCGGTGGCGCTCACGCTCATACCGGTACCGTAAGTATTACCAATACTGGCGGAGGACAGGCACACAACAATATGCAGCCTTACATTGTTTTAAATTATATTATTAAATACTAGGAGGATTAAAATGATTATTCTTATTCAAAATCAAAAGCGAGATATAGTGGTCAATTTATGCGGAAATATTGAAGTTGAAAAAACTGAAAATAGCTATATTGTAAAACACAACGAAACCGTATTAGGAGAATATACCGAAGAAAAAAAGGCACATTGGATTTTTGAATTTTTAGCTACATTACCCGATGCAGCCGTCCACCGATTAGAAAAGGGAAAGAGAGTAATAGGAGTGGCGCCATCTAATTTAGAATTTATTCAAATGCCGGAATAGGAGGAATAATATGGAATTAATAAATGAGGAAGAAATCTATGATCCAATTCCAATCGATGAAGGTGAACTGGATGTAGTGTTGCAATTAAATATGGATAGCCGAATTATTGCGATGGATTGCGACTATTTGGAAACGGACATTATCGTAAAACTTAAAAGAAAAGATTTACCATTACCTTATTTAGAGTTTGCAAGGGAAATAGATCAATATTGTTATATAAATCATCAGTTTGTGTTTAAACCATTAGACTTTGGGAAGGACCCATTACAGGAAATAAAAGAAGAACAGGAAAGGCAAGGGAATGCTTTGCAGGAACTTATCACAATTATCTTAGGAGAGGAGGTATAAGCTATGGCTGAATTTTTAGCATATCGCATTTTAGATGGAAAGTTAGAATTTAATGCAGTACCAAAAACATTAAAAGAAAAAGTGCGAAAAATCTTATTGGATTTAGGATCAGAGGAGTTAGCTAAATAAGCTGCTCCTTTTATTTTAGAGAAGGGAAACTAAGTAGATGAACTATTTTATAACGGGTGCAGTAAGCTTCACGGTTGGGCTTTTAAGCTTTATGGTGCAACAACTCTATAAGGATAATAAACGTCTTAGGGAAAATAGGAAGCACGCGAACACCACAAAAGAAAGTGCCATTAAGGAAGCTATTTGCTGCTTGTTAAGAGTGCAGCTCATTCAGTACCATGATAAATATATAGAATTGGGGGAGATTCCAAGCTACGCTTATCAAAATTGGACGATGATGTATGAAGCCTATCACGATTTAGGTGGTAACGGCATGATTACGAAAATGGATGAAGAAATAAAAAAATTACCGATTAAATAAGGAGAAGAAAAGAAATGGACCAACAAACATTAATTAGTATTATTGTAATAGGGTTAGTAACTGTAAGTGGTTTAACCTATTCTATTAAAAAGAAAACATTAAGAGGATTAGCGATTGATTATATTGTTAAAGCTGAGGAGCTATTTAACAAAGGAGAAAATGAAGAAAAGTTAAATTTCGTTATTCAAAATATTCGTACCAAATTACCAGTGTTAATAAAGCCTTTTGTCACGGTGACTGTGATTAAAGATTTTGTCAATACGGTATTCGATGAAATAAAAAAAGCCTTAGACTATCAGGAGGGCAACTAGTATGAGTTTATATGGAATCGATATTTCAAGTTGGCAAAGTAATCTTTACCTTAACCAAATTGCCTTTGATTTTGCGATCGTAAAGGCAACAGAGGGAATAGACTATATTAATCCTTTTTTTAATGAACACGCTCAACAGGTGCTAAATAAAGGAAAGAAATTGGGGCTATATCACTTTGCAAATAATAGTCAAAATACACCTGAACAAGAAGCAAAACATTTTATTAGTCAATGCCGAGACTATATTGGAAAAGCCGTCCTTGTCCTTGATTGGGAGGAAGAGACCGCCGATATTAGATGGGCGTTAGAATGGCTTAAAATGGTCGAAAGAGAAACAGGAGTAAAGCCCATGATTTATATGTCTGAAAGTGTAGTTAATCAATATGATTGGTCACCTGTCGTAGCTAATGGTAATGGCTTATGGGTAGCTAAGTATAGGGACTATGAGCCAGATTATAATTACGATATGACCAGCGCTGGCACAGAACCAAAAGTTAACCACTGGTCGTTTTATGCGATGTGGCAATTTACATCTAGTGGTCGCTTAGATGGATATAGCGGTAACTTGGATTGCAATATTTTTTATGGTGATTTAGCTGCTTGGGATAAATACGCAGGTGTGACAGATAATGTCGTAGATCAACCAACAGCACCAATGCCAGCACCTACACCACAGCCATTAAAGCACCGTGTTGGAGAATACGTTTATTTTGGAAGTTGTTATCGTTCATCTACCGCTAAAGTTGGTTGGCCGCCTAATGGTGAAGCCTTAGTTCCGGATATTAAAGAAGGAACGATCACCGCTATTTATCCGGGAACTAATAACCCATATTTAATTAATAATGGTATGTGTTTTGTTAATGACGGTGATATTCAAGAAGCTACTTCTAATTCGGATCAACAATATATCGTAAAATCCGGTGATACATTATGGGATATTGCAGCACAACTGTTGGGAGATCCTACAAGATATCGAGACATCATGTTATGGAACGGATTAGAATCAGATACTATTTATCCGGGACAAGCGTTAGTAATTAAGGGGTAAAGTATGGAAAACTTACCTAAAGTATTGCTTGTAAGCAACGCAAAAACAATATACTGGCACCCGTTGCCATTAATGTGTTATCAACAGGATGTGTTTATTATAGAAAAGAAAAACCGTACTTATGTTATTCGATGCGGTGTATGGGAAGATGAAATCTATCTTGATCAGATTAGAGAATATGTCTAA